CAGATATATAAGCCCATATTTTGCTAAAAATACCCATTTACTTAACCTTCGAAGCAACTACATCTATTAATTTTTCAATTAATTTGGGAGTCATTTCGTTTCTAAGCATTAAAAACATCATAGCCCATAGAGCTATATAGCCTGTAATGTCGATTACTCCTACTGATTTATTATCGTAAATCGCATAAACGTATACAGCAACAAATAGTAAACTGAATAATGTACTTTTCCAATTCTTCACTTTATCCCCTTACTTCTTTTTACTTGCGTATTTCTTTACAGTTTTAGCATTTGATCTTGTTCTAGTTGTTGTTTTTGGTTTTGACTTGTTTGCACTATTTGATCTTGTTTTAGTTGGCATTGTCTTTGTCCTCCTTTTTAATATATGAGCCTGTTAAATATATAAATAACATTTCGCTACTCATTGATAGATATTCATAACCATAGAAAGTTTCTTCAGTAAAAAAACCTAGTATAAAAATTATCTCGCTTACTAATGAAGCAATACAGAATATAAATAATATTAATTCTATAGACTTAAAGACCAGCATATATTTTTCTGTGGCTGGGGCTTCTACTAAAATAAGTAGCTTGAAGACGATGTATAAAAACCATCCTTTAATAAAGAGTAATGCGATATGATGAGTGAATAAAGTTATTATTGTAAAATCTATATCCATTATTTAACCCTTTTCTGATTCTATTTTTGTTACACGGTCATTTATATTCCACATGAATGTTGCTGAGGATATAATTGCAGTAAGTATTAATACACCAAAAATAAATCTGAATGTTTTTACTGTCTTAGATACCCCATCGTTAAATCCATCCGTGTTGGCAAGAATTAAATTTAACTGATTCACAGATACGGTTAATTCGGATAGCTGTTGTTTTAAATCCGCAGCATCTTCTTTATCGTTAGCTCTCCTCTCTTTTATCATTTTGATAGCAGATACTATATCTTTGAGCTTTAAATTGATAGCGTGAATTTCTTCTTTAAAATCCATATCGTCCTCTTAAATTTGGTTTACACCAGTTATTTTTATATCCCATTCGCTTTCTATCCATGTCGTCGATGTAACTTTATTAGACTTATATAGACTATCATTTTTAAGTATAAATCTATTTATAGGATAAGACATGTCCACTTCATAATCGTTCGTACCTTTTGGAGGAAGTGGTTTTGTATCATCATAGAATTTAGCTAGTTGAAGTTGCACTAAAATCTCTTTTAATTGGTCAGTTCCTTGAACTTCTTCTTCTTCAATTAATCCTAAATCATCGTTAGTACATAGTGATATTACTCTCATTCTATGCTCCTATTCCAAGTTCTATGATTTTAGCATCTTTTGCTTCTTTTCGCAATGTTCTAGCCTCTTGCAAATCAACTTTGTTGACTTCAAAACTTATCCATGCTTCATGCCACGTTGAAGTGTCTTGATCGGTCATAGCATTGATTTCATTATCGATACATAAAAGGCTACTTGGGCTTACATCAATAATTCTATCGTTTGATATTGTAACTGTTAAATCAGATAGGAATATATCTAGACTATCCCATTTAATTTTTTCATCTATCTCATCTTTTTTCGCTTGATTAACATGCATAATTAAACTCCTTGTGAAGCATAATAAGCTTCTAATAATTCAGCATCAAATTCGTTGCTTTCTCCGCCAAAACCATCTGGATCCCAAGTGTTATCCCACTCCCAAGCATTGCGATATGTTCTGTCTGTTGGAATATCAGTTGTTGGAACAATTTTATATGGTAATTCAAACGGCACATCTTTTTCAGCTATCTGTTCTATTGTAGCAAAGCTTAAAGCTTCTTGCGTGGGTATTAAAACACTTACTGAATTATCTAAATTTTTAAATATTACTCTTTTCATATTCTTTTCCTTATCTGTTTATTGAAATATTTACATTTACAGGGTCTATAAATCCAAGAGAAACACCAGTACCACTACCAGCACCGCCAGATGTTCTTATGCTTATACTACCCGTAGCGTAGTCAAATGGTTTTGGCACTAAATTTTGGTCTGAACCATTATGTGTGCCATTAACTTCATAATCAACGTCCTCTATATTTGTTAAAAAATTAACAATATAACTTCCTGTGGTAACATCTGTAATACTACTCACGTTTCCACTTGCATTTATTGCAACTGCTCCTGTACCATTAAAATTAACCCATGCTCTAGTTGCGTATATCGGAGCAGCCCCACTAGCATTGAGATTTGCTTTAGCAACAGCTAAGCTCACATTTATTACATTAGTACCATCGTTATATAGTTGTCTTGTTGTTCCTGCTAGTACATCGATACCAGTTCCACCACTTGTTTTAACTGTTGCGGTGTATGACCCTGCTGTGTTGTCTACTATCTTTTCTCCTATACTATTATCAAGTATAATATTATGTGCCGATGTCCAAGAACCATCAACCAGTGTTAATTTTCCATAAAGATTTTCACCTGTAGTTAAAGTATAGTCTGAATCTGCATCGGGAGTAATTGTTGCGGATTCTTTTGCATATAATTTTCGTCTATCGGCTACTGCTGTGTCTAATTCAGCACTAGAATATGTTTCTGACCTAGAATATGTTTCACTTTTAGTGTAAACATCTGCAGCAGTCCATAAAAAACCATCAGCTTGTAAAGAATTAATGTTTTCTAAAGCATCTGCGTTGCTATTCCATTGAAGAAAGTTTAAAGCAACTGGAGCTGGTAAATCTGTGCTAACTCCTTGAACAGACTCAGGAAGTTTTAATTGTCTTCCTTCGATTGCCTCTCTGTCAGCGATTAAATAAGTTTGATAATCTTGATCGTCGTTTATTGTGTCTGCTCTTAAGTCTCCGCTTGTTTGATATTCAATAAGTCTATCAATTTCTAAAGACCTTTGAAGAGTGATAGAATCATTAATACTTGCTCCTGAAACAAGAGTTATTTCTCCACCACTGTCTCCATCAATAGAAACTGTGTAATCTGTAGTAAGTGCAAGCAAATCTGCTATATCGTCAGGGGTTTGTCCCGCTGGTGTTTGATAAACCTTTATATCTCCGTCTAAAAATATCTTAAAGACAAAAGCAAAAACTGTCTGTCCTGCTGTTGCTGTATATTCTGCTCTTCCTGGTGCGCTGTTAAATGCCATGTGTTACTCCTATTGTGTAATTATACCTAATCTTGTAGCCATTCGAATTGTTCTTGTCCATATTCTCGCTCCCTTTTTCTAAGTTTTCTCGCTTCGGTTCTTTCATAGTCTTCATCGAGTAATATTTTTAAGTTTCTTGCTATATATCTTTCTGTTAATAATTTAGTGTAAAAAGTATTAGTTGGGTTAGCATGTCTGTTTATAAAGTCAACTGCTTCACTTCCAAAATGTGTGTTTTCTTTGTCAGGGTCAAGTGCTTCTTGAATATTCCCGACTGTTAATTTATAGGCGTCTTCTATTACAGAAGAGGTTGGTCCTGCGATTGTAGGGATAGGACTATTCCCGTATCTTGTTGCGTCACTAAACAGCAAGTCTCCGAAGATACCCATTCCTCCACCTTGCATTAAGGCAGCACTCCAGAATTTAACTTTTTGTTTTGTGTCTATTTTTTCATCTGTTACATCAAAGCCCTCTCTTGGAGTATAACCTTTTGCCATATCCTTAGCTGTCATAGCAGCCGAAGCAATAAGAGTGGTTAATGCTATAAGACTTGATCCATAAGCAATGCGACTTCCTGCTGTTCCTTGCATAAACATTCTCGCTCCGTGCTGTTGCATGAAAGTTAAAACGAATGATTGAAATTGTGTACCAGTTCTTGCAAGTTCTCCTGCTCCTGTTCCTTTTTCAATTCCAAATGTCGTAATTGCTCTAACTCTTGCTGTTGGCATAAGAACTGCATAATCGGCTTGCTCTTGCACAACTTCAAGAATTTTTATTTGTTGTTCTACTTCTAAGTTATCGAAATTTAGTTTCTTAAATTCGTCAGGAGTAAATCTTCCTTGAAAATCATTTGGCACTTTTCCAGTTTTATAGTTTTTCTTTAGAGTAGCTAAATGATGATAAAATTCTGTTTGAAAAGCTTTGCGCCCTGCTTCAGTCCAGATATTCATTCCTGTTGCTCTCATAAGTCCTTCCGAGGCTTTAGCCCAGAAGCCTTGACCGAGTTCGCTGAATCTTCTTGTTACCTCTGAATTAAACACGTCCGCGCCAAGCCCTAAACGGATAGCATCTTCTTGGTTTTTAACTTTTAAATTTTTCACCAATTTCACCATTGTTTTAAATGGATTCATTCCATGATACGAAGCATTTACAAATAAACTTGCTGAATCAGAAGCTGCTGAAATTGTTGCGGCTCCTAGCATTGTTGCAGTATTTACCCCTCTTAGTGTTTGCATCGCTGTTCCTAGTTTTCCTATAGCATCTAAGTCGTTGTCAACTTTTCCACTTACAACATTCCAAATGGCTTCCGTGTAGCTGTCAAAACCTTTTTTAGTTTTGCCAACTTGTTCTTTCGACACTACGGTTTTTAGTGATTCAAACATATTTTTAGGATTTGGGCCCATAATTTCAATAAGACTCATGTCTGTAGTCATTCTTCTTATATGGTCATCTATTGAAGCTAAAGGATCTGGTGTGCCAAGCTTCTCTTGGTATTGAATCCAACTGTCTGCATCTTTAAAGTGAAGAACACGATGGTCTGCACTTTTGTTGGCAATCATTTTGCCTTTACCCATTGCAGCACCTTCTTTGACTTTGTTAAGTCCTCCTGTTGCTAAAGTATCGTAAATGAAATCTAAGTCTAAATCTTCGCTATTTTTAAGTAACGGTCTAATGTATTCAATCCATACTTGCTTACCCATTTTTTGCAAAGTAACTCTATCGTGACTTTGTGGAAGATAACCTTCTAGTTTGCCAATCTTTCCACCATATTGATTGAAGCGTGTTCTCATAAATTCAGAAGCACCACCCCATTCTTTAGCCAATCTTTTTGCAGTATCTGAAACATTCTCGTCACCAAAAACTGCTCTTATGAAATCACGCCCTAATTCTTTATCTCGTCCAAAACCAAGCTTAGTTGTGCTTAACTTTTCTTTTAGTTCTGGCATATAAGATTCAGCGATACCTTGTAATGCTTTTTGTCTGTACTCTACATTTGAGTTTGTAGCTTTCCCGTACATATCATTAGCAAAAATACTTCTTATTCCTGCTTCTGGTCCTTCGGGATGATTTTGTATTACTCCCATAAGTTTCTTTTGTGCTTGTTGGGTCATAGCAGTTAGTTTTCTACGCCTTGCATTTTCTACTTTTAATTGTTCTAAAGCCTCTTGTGGGTCTTTAGCTTTTTTTATAAAATTGCTAACTTCTTCCGGAACACCTTTTAAACAATCAGCCATTATGCAACTCCTAAAATACAGTCTTGAATTCGTTTAAACATTATATCGTTTTCATCGTATTCTGCGTTAATTTCTTTATAGCTTCTAGTTTTAATGTTTCCTTCGATATCTTTATCTACTACTATTCTCATTTCTCCTACATCCCCAAAAAGTTCATTAGCTTCTATCCATTCTTCATCTGTAAAACCCTTAGGTTTACTACGTAACAATTCCTCTTTATCCATTCTTTCTAGCTCTACTATGTCTTCTTTTGAGTATGCTTTTATTTTTGCTTCTTGTGATTTATCTTTTTTAAACATCCGCTTAACTGCTTCTGCTGCTTCTTCTTCGCTTCCGCCAATTGGAACTACGCTCGCCTCTTGGATTGCTTCAGCTCGCGGGCTTAAAGGTTTTTTCTTTGCTCTTTGGGCAGCTTTTGCTTCTTCTATTGTTAGCATTTTGTCTTTTATTGCTAATATGTCTTCATCGACCTCTGAAATAACTTTAGCATTGTTTAGCTCCACACCTTTTTCATTCGGTGTTTTTATCTCTGTTAATGGCTCTCCGCTAAACTCTACTTTATTCATATTGTCAATATGAGTTTTCATATCTTGCGTTGGTTGGGTCTTAGCCATAGATTCGTAAGCTTCTCCTAAACTAGGGTTTTTAACTTTTAATGCTTTTATCCCTTTAGCTGATAAGTCAAACATTGCTGAACCTGTTCCACGAACTAAACCTGCTGCACCAATAGACATAACTGCATTATACGCTTCTGTTTTTATTGAGGTTTTTAAGCCTATCTCTTTTTTATAGCTATACGCCATAGGAGCGATAACCGCTTGCGCTCCTGCTTCTATCATTGCTTCTTGCCCGAAAGACCTAGCAGCGTTCATCATAACGCCTCTTCCTGCTGTCCATCCACCTAAAGGAATAGTTGCTAAAGTTATAGGGTCGTGAAGTGCGCCAAACATTGTTCCTAACATTTCAGCGCTTAATGAATCGCTATTTGATAAGACCTCTTGGGATTCTTGAAAATCTTTTAATGATTTATCTTTAGCGTCTTGATTAAATTCTGAATAATCTTTAAACCCGTGAATCCCTGCTAATTCTTTAAATTTTAAAAACTCTTCTCCAGTAGAAAGTCCTCCGAATGAAGCTTGATTCCAATTCTTTATCGCGTCTATATTTCCATCTTCATATAGAGCTTCTAGTTTATCTTGAACACCTTTCGGGATATTTCCATATCTGTCATAAGTGCTTTTGTTTGCAGGGTCTTTCTTTTTCCACTCTTCCATATTTTTATGGCGTTCATCTGTAAAATAAGAAAGTTCTGAAGTAGATAATGAAACAGAAGTAAAGTTTTTAGTAGAAGCTTTGAAAGTGTCTACCCATGTAGGTTCTTTAGTGTAAGACTCTACTCCTGGCATTTCATCTAATTCAGTAGCGTTATAAATCATTTAGAATACTCCAAAACAAAAGGGGTGTTATCATTTCTCATCAATCTGTTTCCTTGAAACATAACTTGATATTTACCTTCCCCAACAGAAACAAGCTGCCCTCTTGATACTAGCTCAACTGCATTTTCGGAAGTAATTCCTCCAACATCTTCAAAGTCTTTAGAGGTTAAATCATCTAACCAATCATCAACGTCATCTTCGGTTGCTTGTGGAGGTAAAAAATAGTTTTGATCGTTTTTAATTCCAACTCCGCCAGTTACTTCTTGAACTGCTTGCTTAACCAAACCCATCGGAGCGTCAGACTTAGACAACTCTCCTTGTTCTTCGGCTATTGCTGCATAGTATGCTACCGTTGCGTCTGTAAGAGATTTTCTCATTCCTGCACCTTGGTAACGCATAGCGTTTCCTACTTCTCCATTAAACTTCCATTGCATTATATCCATCGGAACAACATTTGGTTGCTCTCTAAGAATCATCTGACCTCTAAGCATTTTTTCTGCTTTTTGTCTGTCGCCTTTTTTAACCATAGAACCTGCAAAAGCAACTACGCTTGAACCTTTTTTCATTAGCTGGTCATATACTAAATTACTATCATTTGGAACTGACGCTTCAACCGCTGCAATAAAATCTAACTTATCACTAATTGAAGTTGTCGGACTATCTAGCCATGCGGAATATTGCTGTGCTTCTGCATCTGTGAATAATTTACGAGTTGTACCATAGGCTGCTTCTGTTGCTTTTGATTGCGCTGCTCTTGTCGGTAAGTTTTGAACTAATGCTTCTAATCCCATACTTGGTGCAATTACTCCTGCTTGTTCATATAGCCCCTCTTCTACACCTAAACTATAAGGGTCTTTTTCAGCTAAGGCCATTTTCTTACTAATGTTTTTCTTTACTTGACTAATAATTTCAATATCTAGTCTGCTTGCGTCTGGATCGGCTACCATTTGACTTACCAATGCTCTTTGTTCTGGGAGAGGGTGCATGTCAATTTTACGGACAACTTCATAAGCTCCTTTTGCAACATCAAGTTCCCATTTTTGTTTAGGAGTTACTAAAAATGAAGCTTCCATAGCTGCGTCTTCATTTGTTGGCATTTTGCCACTATTATAAATCTTTTTAGCGTCTGAAACAACTATTCCTGCATTTGTTTTTATTACTTTATTTTTTACGCCTTCTTGTCTTATTGTTTGGTTAAGTTCACCTTGCATCTCATCTGCTAAAGATTCTCTTTGTTCGTCAGAATATCCTTCAACGCTTGAAGTTCTAAAAGAGTCTATAAACTCTTGACTTCCTTCAATATCTCCATCTTGAATATGCTTATCGTTTACACCTTTAAACATTGCCTTAGAAGAATCATATTTTATTTTCGCTACTTTTTTAATGTGAGTGTCTGCTTTTATTGTTCCATTTTCTAAAGCTGAATCTAAAGCACTTATCCCTTTGCCGATTTCATATAAAGCTAATTCGTGATTCCCTTCTCTTGAAGCTCTTGATGCGCTCTGTGAAGATTGTGAAAAAAGTTCGTTTGTTAAAGCTAAGTCTTTTTCTTGGTCCAACTTAATTCTATTTCTGTTTACTTGTCCTGCGAAGTGAGCTTTGTTTGCCTCAAAGTCTATCGCATAATCAGCTTTTAGATGAGCTGGTAGCAATTCGCTAGTTTTGTTGTATATCTCTTTTGTTTCTTCTTCAAATGCTAATGGATTGTCTTTGTTTTTTTGATAAACATTTTCAAAAGCAATTCCTGTGTCAATAGCTAACTGTTTTTTATGCATACCAGAAAGAGCGTTAGAATAAGTTTGCCCATATATTGTCATTTCGTCATTTACTTCTGCTTGCATACCTTTTTGAGAAAAAGCTTCTGCTGCGTCTTGCTTTGCTTCGACCTCTGCTGTTCGAGCCATTCGCTGAAGAACTGGCTGCTTAAAAGCTCCGATTCTATCAGCTAGGCTTCCAATCATTTGCGCTTGCGCTCTTTGTGCAGCACCTCCACCAGTTTGTGGAGTTACCCTTGGTGCTCTGTATCTTGGTAATTCAGCCATAATTATTTTACCTGAGTGGCTTGATAACCAGTAAGCCCAGCCTGTAAAAGGCCGCCTGTAAGAGAAGTCGCTTGTGCTGAATATCCTGCTGCCCTTGCTCCTGCTGCCCTTGCTTTTCCGCCTGCTTTAATCATTGCAACATCTTCTTTAGACCTTTTGATGTCTGCTTTTCTCAACGCTACTACTGAACCTTCTCCTGCTGCTCTTCCGCCTGCTCCAGTAATAACCGCCTGCATAGCCAAGGCATCTTGAAGGTCTTGCCTTCTGCCAAGTTCTGCTGACTTAGCTTCTAATCCAGCTTGCAATGCTGCTGCTTCTCCAGCTTTTGCTTGTGCTTTTCCTGCTTGCACCCCAACATACATCTGCCCTGCTGTAAGTGCTCCTAATGCCATTCCACCCATAATTTACTCCTAATATTCTATTTCGCTATCTATACCTAGTAATATAAAAGGTAAAGGGTTTTGCTGTGTTATTGTAACTTCTACTAATCTTTCCGTGTATCCGAATAAATAAATCTCGTGAACTCCTGTGAAAGGCTCTGGCGCTTCGTCTAACACTACTGTGAATTGTCTATCACTTAAATAATTGTGCATTACATAAACACCTAGACTTTTATAAAGGTTAAGTATAACACGATTTACTCTTTTTCTCAAATTAACTATTGGTCCGCTTTCTGTTGAATCAATATTTAGAGGAAGTGTTTTAACTATTACATCATAATTTAGTCCGACTTCTAAACCATAAGCATCTCTATCAATCTCAACATGGTTTAAATCTGTTCCATCGTCTATAAAAGTTGCATCGTCTTGTATCGAACCGTCCGCTATGACTTTAAAAGTCAGATTAAGTAAGACTTCTTTATAGTCTGTAGTAATTTCTGTTATTGGAGAACCTGTTGAGAAGTCTGTCCATGTTACATTATCTCCATTAAAAGTTACATTCTCCCCATTGAAAACAACATTGTATGTCGTTGGTGCAGTGCCTGCAACATTTACGTTATGATCCGTAAAAGTTCCCTCTTGAATCCGCTCTATGAAAACTTCAGATTCTCTTTTAACTAAAAAGTATGTTTCTTTTCCGACTACCGCTACGTCTTCAAATGTTCCTTGCGTGGTCCACTGAGTCCACCCTTTTATATCTTCGTGTCTCATTGTGTTCATTACTGCGACCGTTCCATCTCCATTGACTACATAAACGAAATCAGAAATATCTGTCGATGTTCCTCTTATTGTTGCAATTGAACGAATATCATTTATTATATGCGAAGAAATAAGAGTAGAATTTAAAGAAATGTAACTATCTTCGTTAAAACTCCACACAAACTCTCTTATTGTTCTCCCGGAGCTATCTATGTATAAAGTTGAGCCGTCGACCGAAATAGGTCTTTCTTTTTTAGCGCCGTAACTTGTTTGTCTAAACCAGCTTGAATCCGCAGGAGTGATTAGTTTTGAAGGATTGTAAAATTCTCCCCCTGATGTAAACGCTTGAAGGTGTCGCCCTGAAAAAATACCATTAATGGCATTATATTGATCTGTGTTTAAAGTATCAAAAATTGCTTCGTCTGTCTGTGCAGTTCCGACATTAAAATTAAAAAAGTCGTTTACTACTGACCCCCAGATAGAATTGATTTTATCCCTAGATCCCCCGAAATATAAACGTCCTTGATGAAAAGTTGTTGTTCTTGGCCATCCTCTTGTTGCACTCCATACTGCTTCCGCCCCTGAACCAAAATCGAAGGTAGGGATGTTCGTCAAAGATATTATGGATAATGCCCAGTTTGTATCACTTCCTTGTCTCTGCAGTTGCCTTGGTGCAAAATCTTCGTGAACTAGTATCATCGTATCAGCTGATTGTATTACATCGACATCTCTAACTTCTTCTATTGTCGTATATGGTGAAACTTCTGTTGATTGAAGAACTCCATCTTTAAATATCTTTATGACTAAAGGATATAATAAAATTAAATAACTTTGAGTAGTAGAGAAAACAAAAGGCTCTATTCTCGCATCTTCTGTTACGTGAGAATCTGTAATTTTTGCCAAACCTGGTCTTCTTCTTACCCCGCCATGTGGCAGAATTATAACATTCTCAGCAGTTGTCAAGCCATTATAGTACTTATTTATATCGATACGACCTCTAAGAGTAGGAGCGATTGCACCTGCTGTCATATTGGACTGAATAAGTCTTCTTTTACTCATTAGAATCGAACCTGCGTATATGGAGAAGAAGAGAAAGAATCTTGCGGTCTTTGTGTGCTGTCTGCGAACTTAGCTCTTTTTAGTTGCATCTCGTACATTCCTGCATAATAGTCTGCTCTTGTTGAGTTCCCTACAACAGGGATTGCTAACTGTGAAGCCATAAAGAACTCAAAAGCTTTTATAAAATATGGAGGAAGATTATCTTCGTTCACTCTGTAAAGATAATCGATTTCTTCTGTAGCGTTATTGCTGTGAAGTTTATCTCCAAAGATTTCATAAGTTGTTCCGATGTCTTTTCTTATTAAATAAAGAAGGTCACTAGGCAACTGAAACTGATATGTGTATCCATTTAATGGTGCTTCTGAAAGCCTCGATAATTGTGCTTTTTTAGTAGCAAATCTCCATCTATGAATAGTTAGCATGTTTAAATATGATTGTTCATAAAGATTTGTTGCCGCTTGTGGTCCTGCTCCTGGTTCATCAAAAGAAGCAATAGGAGGATGCCCTAAAAGAATTAAAGCGTTAGAACTAATTTGTATAGCGGATGTTGTGCCAGCCATTTTATACCTCGCTTAGTCCTGCTATTGTCACTTCAGGCTCAATTTTAAATACTGTTCCATTCTTTGTGCCACTTGTAAGCTCTTCAAAGATTGCAAACTCTTTTGTCACTATACCATTTAAAGTAGCTCCTGCCACAATAGACCCTGCTTTGTAGTCAACAACTCCTGTTGCATCATTAACTAAGTGATGTTTTACGTAATAATCAGCCATTTTAACTCCTTATAGATTAAGTAATATCCCCCGAAGGGAATACTGTTAAGCTACTTGCAGTTATGCAACTAGTGGGAAACCTGTAACAACAACGTCTGCTGCTGAAATAGAAACAACATACAGATAAACTGGTGCTGTGTCTGATGTTGAAGCGAGAATTACGTCGTCAACTGCCAAAAGGGGTGCAATATCATCAAAAAAGCTATCAGCTATTACTTCTGCTTTAGTGTTAGTGCTACCCTTATATGAAAATATCTTTGGTGCTGCATTACCAGCTCCCATGCTGCTATACGCAACTAATTTTCTATCAAATGCCATTATTTACTCCTTAACTAAAATCTGCATCAACTTGAACGATGCCTTCTGAATCAATAGCGATTGAACCCGCTTGCCACATACCAATAGATAACCATGATTTTTTGTGTGGTACATAATCAACACGAGTTGTCATGTCAATGCTTACAGCGTGACCGATTGCTGCTTTGTGAAATGCAAAGTTAGAGAATACATTACTTCCTAAATCTGGTAAACCACCCTCTGTACGAGTACCGATTACTTTAAACTTGAAACCTAAGAAAGTATCAACATCGCCTTGAACAAGTGCTTTTACTGCATTGTAATCTGAACTTGTTACTTCTGTCTCTGCTAATAGAGAGTCGAGGCCTTGGTGGTCTGTTAAGAAATAACGGTCTTCTGCTGGTGCTTCAACTGCATTTAGGTTTTTAGCTGCTGCGCGAAGTTTAGCAACTGTTAGTTTTGTACCGCCTGCTACAACTGTTGAACCATTACCTGCATTTAGTGCATCTATGATTGATTGATCATCACGTCTACCCATTGCGCCTGCAATAGTTTCTGCAAGTTCTCTAACCTCATCAAAGTTTACCTCTGCTTGGTTATAAACATCTGTGTATTCGGGTGCTTCGTAACCAACTAATGTTGCAACTTTTAAACTGTGGGCAATATCCATAGGAATAACATCTGCTGATGGTCCACTTACTTGTGTTGCCTGACCTTTACCCATTAAACGGAAATCATATTTATCTCCGGTAACTCCACTTCTTAAACGTACACATTCACGAAGTGTTTTCATTCCTTGATATGCGTGTTTTACTTCCGAGTCAAACTGCTCTGCAGCGACTGAACTTAAATTAACTGACATGTTAACTTCCTTTTTGATAAAATAGTTTTTGAAATATTGCTGGAAGTGTTTTGGGTATCTCCTGACAATTCAGGAGGTCATAGCACTTAGCTACAAACTTCTAAACTAATCAGGCTCTTTTGAAGGAGGTATCTGTTGTTTATCTGTTTAGGATATTTCTTAAACTAATTATACACTTTATTTTAATTTAATAGTATGTGTGCTAAAGTACCTACAAAGGATTAACAATGGGTCTTGATATTACTGTATACGATAAGCAAAACGAAATGGTTGCAAATTTTAGAAAGAATTATGAAATTAGAAACACTTTAGAAGATAAATATTGTATTTATCCTTTAGAGGACAATGTGAAAATAACTGATGCTATGGCTGATGATATACTTAAAGCGACTGTGAAATTTAATAAAACAAATAGAGATATTAAAAATTTTGATTCTCATGCTTTCAGTCATAGTGATACTGCTAGACTCTTGAAGCGGTTGATAAAATATGAAGACTTGTATATTTCTACTTGCTCGTAAAGGAAAAAAATGAACAATAAAACAGAAGCAGTAAAAGTAACACTTCGCCCTACACAGATAAAGAAAGTCCTGAGAGTTGCAAAGAAAGACTATGAGGGTAACTTTAGTTTAACTTTGAGAGTTATGATTGATAAGTTTGAGGAGGATGGAGATGACTAGAGAAGAAGCTAAAAGAGACGAAAGAGATTTTTCATACTCTTGTGTTTTTGAACATCAAATAAAACATCCTCATTTAAAAGATGACTTATATGTTGTTGAGATGACAAGTGGCAAAAAAGCTATTTATGAGAGAAAATTAGCTGACAAGGTGCTTTATAATGGAACGGGGCAACATGATTTCGATTTTAAATTTATAAGGTATGTATATGATTGTGAACTAAAACACGAAGTAAGACATGGTCCTTGTAGCGGGGAGCCTTATGATTATTATGAACTGTTAGAGGAAGAGGAATAACCCTCTATCCTTGTGCTAGTAGTTTACCACTATATTCTTCAACCATCTTTCTATATGATGGATCATTCATTTTTCGATTACCGTACTCATCTTTGGCAAATTGCATACTATGCAACTCTTCTTTATTAAAAGTCTTAATAGGTGCAACAACTTGTTCACTTGCTGGAGCAGTCTTTTTAGTCATTCCTATAAACGCTTCTAGTAGTTCCACTCCTCCAGGTTGTCCTTTAGCTAAGTCAACTAAACCTTTCATGTCATCACTTGCTTCCATGTTAGCATTTAAGAAGTCGTCGATGTTTTGAACTCTCTCATTTGCGTTAGGTCCTAAGTCTTTCATTACTTGCTTAGTCATTTCCTCTTGTTCAGCTATGTTTGCTTTTTCATTATCTAAAAGAACATTTACTAAACCTTGATAACCTTCCTGTGATAAGTTATTTTCTTTTCCATAAGCCTGAATTTCTGCAAATAGCGGATGTTCGCTATTGTATTCTGTACCATCTGCCATTGTATACTCATCTGGACTCCCTTTAAATGCACCAAACTTCTGTTGAAGCTCTGGGTATGCTTTTGCTTGTTCAGCTAAAGAAGAATATTTGTCTAAATAGTAGTCTGGCTTTTCTCCTGTTCCTTGAACTCCATCTGCTAAAAACCACTCTCCTGTATTTGGTTGAATGTTTCCTGCATCGGCTGAGTTGTCAGTAGGTGTCGGTGTAGGGGCAGGCGTGATGTTATCACTCATTGCGTATCCTTATTTTAATTTAGTACCTAAGTACAAACTAATGCTCTCCTAAGAGAACACTATTTGCGCTTACCCCCGCCTTTTTTCTTACATGGCATTGTTTACTCCTTATGCTGTGATGCTTACTGATGCAATATCAAAAGAGATGTCGTTAAATGTTATTGTCATTGTTGCACTTGCTTTTATTCTCATTTTGTGAACATTATCTGCTACTTCATCAACAGGCCAACTAAAACTTAGCGAATCTTCTGTCGCATCTCTAGGTATATTTTTAACATATGAAAAGTGAATCTCTGTATTTGTTACATCGTAAAGCTCTACTGTTATACTCCTTGTTTGAGAAGAAGACGAAAA